CATGATCTACTTGAGGTACTGTTTTTATAGTAGGACTGTACACACCATCTTCATCCCAGTTAGGGTATTCTTTATCAATAGCAAATGGACCCTTCATAATCCCGGTGCCAAACAAAGACATTTCAAATGCAGTACTACGCAAGTGCTTAGTAGCACCAGATTCTTGAAGTTGATCGTGAATTAGCTTTTCCATCTTTTTAGCTGCGATAGCAGCAGGACTAAGCGTAATAGAGCTTGGTGTTTTACCTTGCCCTTCTTTAATATTTTCTATACCTACAAGTTTTTTTGCAGTAGCTCCTAGTCGTTCTATAAGAGTATCTTGTGTGGCTCCAGGTGGAAGTTCTTCTCCGTCACCGGAAAAACCGTACGGATTTTCTTTACGTAACTCACGTACCTGCTCTGGCTCTGCCGGATCAAAGTGTACGTTTTCGGCAATTCCTTCTGGTATTATCGTGGGATCAACAGAAATAGGAAATTTGTTAGCCGCAAGAAGAACTTCGACAACCTGACCATATGCAGCTAGCGTTTTTGTCTTAGTAACTTTAATAAATACTCTAGACTTTTCTGTTTCTGTAAATTGTACATCAGGACTGTATATACCTCGATAGTTACGATACGCTTGTAACCAGCGTTGCTCGTCACTGTACCTATAATCTTCTGCCTTACTAAAATTATCTTTAACGTATTCAATAATAGCAGTAGCCGATGGTGTATCAGAAAAATCATCCTTTTGATCTTCCAGAAAAATAGATTCAGCATCGAATGTGGCATCATCAGTCATGTAAAATTTCCTTAATATCCAAAGGTTGCATCTGCTACCGGCACACCATTGGTGGCGCGGGCTGTTGCAGGATCGTAATCAAATATACTAAAGCGTGGTCTAGACATTATACCGTATCGCAAGGCATCATACAAGTGATCTTCTGCATTAGTATTAATATCCTCTGGGTTCTTCTTATCTAACGGCAGCGCAGGTATTTGCGAAATTAAATTGGTACAAGTATTAAAGAATACCATACGTGGCTCTTCTGTAAACTCATCAACCTGCAAGCGCCGATGCACTTCATTCTTACCTGCTACTCTACTACCTTTACTTCTATCCGAAGGTCGCCACCTACATCCTCTAGAAACCATTTGTTCTGCTAGCGATGGCCCCGTGTCTCCACGTTTATGCCACAAAGAACTATCAAGTACACCATACCTAATTGTGCCATCGTCAGCTTCTAGTGCTAGTACTCTATCAGCTAAATCGGTAGCAAGTACTTTCGATACATACAATTCTCTGTATACTACAAGTTGCTCGTCCGGGCTAACCGCAAACCAAATAACACCACTGTAAGAACCGTATCCGTAGTCACATGCTCTAAACCTAACCCAGTTATTAGGTATTTTAAAAGGTTCTACAACGTGTATGTTTCTGTTAAACTCGGTAAAAGCTGCACCTTCCTTGATATCCCAGTCGCCGTCTAGTAACTGTTTCCTTTGTTGCTCTGGCAATGATAGAAGCATTGCTTCATAGTCATCTGTGTTGGTAAGGTAAGGATTGTCAGCCAGTCTTGCGGGTATAAACTTCCTTCTAAATAGCGCCTTACCTGCTTTTGCATGACCAGCGGGAAAAGTGAGTACCTCTCCTGATTCAATGTCCGTAGCCTTAAAGTTTTTATTGTAAGGAGCAGGATCAATAAACATTTTCTTAACCCAACCATGCCCAGGTCCTCCAGGATTTGTGGTTGCTCGCATGTAGATAGGCAAATCTATAGCAGTAGAACGTAATCGACTTCGCATGTAGTTCCAGGCGTAGGGTGATGCCCATTGTGTTAACTCATCAAAGCCAATCCAGCTAAAAGCCAATCCTTGGTAACGCATTACGTCTTCATCTCTATCGAGATAGGACATCCACAATCTAGCACCTGAAGGTGCCGTCCATTGCATCTTCCGTTCAGACCATTTAATCCCCGGCACTGCCCGTGGGTACAATTCCTGGGACTTAAATATCAATTCCCTTAGTTCTTCTGTAGTATGTCTTAAAAGTAGGCCACTAAATTCAGGATGATTGAAGTAATTTAGCGGATCAGCCAACATCGCAAAACTTTTACCACCACCAGCACTTCCACCATATAATACTTCTCTTTCGCTAGCAGCTAGGAACTCTTCTTGAGGACCAGGATTAGGTGAAAATACAACATTGTACGTTTGCTGTAGTTCTTCAACTACTGCTCGGTACTCCTTCGTTACCTCCGTCTTTTTTTGCTCCAATTCTACGGGCTTCGAGCTTTTCTGCCGTGTTGATCGCTTTTTCCGCATAGCTTGCCCAGAGGCGGAGGCTTCGAGCTTTGTCTTTACGCTGCTTTTCATGCTTTACTCTTTTTTGCAGTCCTAAATGTGATATGTAACGCCCGGAATTTGTGGAAAGCCATGCCGAAACTTCTCGGAGGGAATACTGCTTGAGGTATCCCCTAGCTTTTTCAAGCAAGTCCAACTCCAGCGGCACAGGTTGGAGAATATATGGGTCTCCGTCGTCGGATATATACCCAAAGGGAATTGTACGTGCAATTCGTGGTACAGGCGACCAATCATTTTCTTCCTTTATATCGGTTGGTTGAGGTAATTTCCATTGTCCTAGGCTTTTGTTAGTCATCTTCTTCTACAACAGGGTTCTTAGGTGGTAGCAACACTACACTACCGGTAGCTTCCACCTGAAGTTTCTCTGTTTTAACCAGACCAATGCGATCTAGTACTTCCTTAGCAGCAGCCATCTTATCTTTTATACCTAGTTGTGTAGGATCTGTCAAGGCACTAGCTAATGCTACAGCAGCTTTAGGTGCATTCCGTGCCATGTAGTGCTGCGTAGCTTTGAGTATCTCTTCTCGTAAGCTATTTACGATATCAGAAGTAGAAGCACCGTGGGCATATCCTGCGAGTTTCCTTGCAGCTACAGGATCACCATCTGCTTCTTCAAATAGCACATCTAAAAACTTCTGTTGATTTTCAGTTAGCTTTCGCATTATCCTGCTTTCATTAAATCTGCTAGCTCAGTAGCTCTACCCTTTACTTGCCGTGCCCACTTGCTGTCTAGCATCTCATGTGAAGCAGCAGTAAAGTCTTTTTCGTGTACCTCTGCCCACATCTTACGAAACTTACACAGACGAGGAACACCAAGATTAAATGCCATGTTAAGAAGTACGACTATTCTGTTGTCAGTTAGAAACTCAACACAAGGGTGAGCTTCAAGCAACTCTCGTTCAACGATAGAAATATCATTTTCGAGTAAATGTCTAGCGCCATCTTCTGTTATTCCTTCAGCATACACGTCTATTATGTCATAGTATCCTAGGTAGGTCAACTCTTTATCTGTGATACCACGATGTTGTATGTTGCGGCCAATGCCTATCGTATCTATGCCTAGAGAATCTAAGTAAACGGTAAGTACACAACCCTCGTGTACTATTAGCATGTCTGTTAGCTTTTGTCTGTTGTATTTCATGGTCTATTTAGTTTAACATTTCTTTATTGGTGCTATTGTACGGATGCTTTGCTGCACCGGCTGAAATATATTCGTTTATTTCATCTATAGTATCATAAGATTCTATCATTCTACTTAAGTGTTTAATGATAAGGCCACTTACTATAGAAGTAACCAGCAAATCTGCTTCCATCACATCTTGACTATCTTGTTTCCATTCTCTATCTTCAGTACAATCCAAGTGTCTATTACGAAGTTTCCATACTAAATTACTAGCTTCTTCTGAAACATACACTTGTTTATTACCTGCTACTTCCTGTGGACTCTTCCATTCGGTAGCAGAATCGTTTACTTTATCATTGTTAGTTTCTGTATTTTCCATGTTATTCTCCTTATTTCTTTTTAAGCTGACTAAAGCCAAAGTACGAACCAACCAAAGCAGATAATGCACCATACATCATCATAAGAACACTTTGTGCAGGTTCAAAACGATCAGGCCAGATAAGTACCACAGCAGTAGCTACAAGCATAGTACCTAATGCAGTCCAAGCCATGTAGCGACGATTCGTTTGGTACGCAGCTTTATCTACGATGCTCGATCCATCACTCATTTCTTTTTTTCCTTTTTACTCTTGTACGTTTTCTTAGAACCCTCTTTAGCTTTTTTCTGTGCAGCCTTAGAAAGCTCATCCATGTGGTGCAGTTTCTTACTAGACTTAGTATGTGTAGCACCACTATGCAAGGAACCGTCTGGCATCTTATGTACTTTACCTGTACATTCACTGCCATCCTTGTAGTAGTGTTTCATGTCTTTAGCCATTATTCTTTAACATCCTCTATGATCTTTTCTATCTTCAAGAACTTAATTCGTTCGTTCTGTACGTATCTCCATACATGGCCCCTGCCATTATGTATCGAGAATACTGTTTCATACATACCTATCTTAACTATTATTGCCTTGTCACCGTCAACTATACATTTATCTCCTTCATTGAAGGATGGGTCTAGCTTAAACTTTAACCCGTTAATTAAGTTAGTAAGTAGGTCTTTAAGAAAGAAAGCTAAACCTAGACTTAGAAATATAGCTAGTATGGGAACTAGAGATGTAGTTAAGTCAAACGATATTTTATCTAGAGACTCCATGCTACAGTTACCACTTTACTTTGTCTGCCCAGTAAGCTGCGGATAGCTTACCCTTCTTAATATTCTTGCCGTGCCTAGCTTTAAAACTCTTACGCTTTGCCTTCATCTTATCTGATTCACCTTCTTTGGGTTTACCAGCAGTAGATGCACCCTGCTCGCCAAAGCGAATCATTTTTATAATCTTACCTTCTTTAGCTAAGACTACATGGCTCTTGGTAGCATGTTTAGGAGTACGCTTGGGTTTGTTGTACCCTTCAAATGTTTCACCCCTGTATTCAACTGTCATTGTGTGTAATCCTACATCTTCACGTTAAAAGATTCGCCACAACCACACTGGCTATCTACCATCGGATTCTCCACCTTTAAGTACGTACCGCCTAGTTCCTTTACGTAGTCAATCTTACTTCCTAGTGTGTACATGATTGACATCCCGTCTACTATTAAGGATGCACCTTCGCCTATGTCTATTACTTCATCTTCTTTTAAGGGTCCATCGGAGAAGTCCCAAATGTAAGAAAATCCTGAACAGCCACCTCCCTTTACCCCGAAGGCAACATAGTCACGGTTGTTGTCCTTAGTCATGGTACGGAGGTATTCTTTAGCGGAGTCAGTTATGTCTAGCATTATTTTGTTTTCTTACCTAGTCCTTTACTGGCAACTACTCCACCTTTTTTCATACCTGTTTTTGCTACGTCTTTAAAACTTTCTAATTTAAGGCGGGCTTTTTGACGTTGATTTCCTGGCTGGAGTTTACCAGGTTGTAAATCTTTAGCTTTTTGGGATAGTTGACCTGCACCTGTAGCAGTTCTTTTTACCTTATCGGGGGGATTACGTTTAGCTTCATCTCGTAGCTTCGTTTTTATTTTATCAGGCATACCCTTGGCTGCTTGTTTTAGTTGCTCTGAACTAGGCTTCGCAATCATCTTGCCACCTAACTTTTTTAACATTTTTAATATGGTAGGTGTTGCGGCGCGAACTGCCACACCTGCAAGTAATATTAACGGTGCTGCCATAACTACTTCCCCTTTTTCTTTGCTGCGCGTTTGGCCGCTTTTTCGCGGGCGGTCGGCGGTGTCTGCTTTACATAATCTTCCATTTTAAAACCTGACCTTTTTGATTTAGGCTTTGGTTTAGGCTTTGGTTTAGGTTTATCCGCTACACCTGTTTCGTATCCTAAGTTAGCTGCTCCTGCTGCACCACCAAGAGCAAAAATAACAGCCCTCCTAATCATTTCTTTTCTTGACTCGTCTTTAGACAGGGATGCCCTTTTTATATACTTATCCCAACGATCTTTACCAACCTTTATATGAATATCTCCCTTTAAACTTGCTCCGGTACGACCGGGGGCCAACGGATCTCCTGCAAGAGCATCTTCTACTGTTTCAATCCGGTGACGTATAGCTGCTGCTTTCGCTCCCGTTGCTTTAGCTTCTAACTCTTTTAAAATTTTGGGCACTCCCTTTAGTACATTTTGTATACCGGTAAGTGTTTTTTTAACTGCCATAATCTACTTCCCTTTTCCAAACATTTTGGTAGCACCTCTAACACCAAAGCTAGCAGCTACAATTACACCTACAGCATATCGATACCACTCTGGCATAAGTTCCAACTGCTGAAACCCTATCTGTACAAGATCTTCACATCCAGGTACAAAAGCTAGAATTAGTGGGATACTGAAAAGTATGGTTAGCCATTCATCCTTCCATGAACCACCGGAAGCCTTCGCCATCTCTACATCCCAGGATATTTCACCTGTAGCTTTCTTTTCAAAGACTACTGCCTCTGCCCTCTTCATAGCAACTTCTGCTGCTACTTTAGCTTTACTTTTTTCTACGTAGCCATCTAAGAATGTACCTGCAAGGCTAACGATAGGTCCAATTAAAGCCCCTATCATACTAGACTACGCAACACGTATCTTCTGTGGCAACCTCATGGCAACTGCACTCACAGGTTTGAACTTCACAGTTATCTTTAATGCAGTCATCGCAAGCAGGACTTAACTCAGAATGCATGTACGGATAGCTTTCTGGATATTGCTCTTCAATGTCAGCATCATACATAGTCGCTACTTCCCCTTACGCTTATCTGTTACGTGTCCACCACCCGCATAACTGTGGTTTCGTTTGTTAGCCATGCCTCCCGACATCATGGATGCTTTTTTGTTGGTACTGCCAGTAGGGATTACGATGGTTACTGCAAGTGCATTAGGCTTTTTAGATTTACTGCTCTTCTTCTTTTTAGATTTTACCACACCACCCTTGGCAGCATCAAGTCCTGGCGTGGGCATCAGTGACTTATATTCTTTCTCTTCTTCTTCTTGCGTACCAAGCATACGTCTAAAAGCATCGTATTCTTTTTTGGTGATAGATTTTTGCTTAAACTCTTTAGCGAACGCTCGTTTATCTTCTTCTGACAACTCTCCCCACGGAGGGAGAGAGGAATCTGTGCTTTTACCTTTTTCTACTTTAATGCCCATAATAACTACATCTCCTTCGGGGTCCACCCAGTTTCTTTCATGTACACTTCCACTTCTCGCAAGGGAATGTGTTTGTTGGTACGTAGCTTCAAGGCTTCCTGTACATAGAATACATCGCTATGCGGAAGGTACATGCCAGAGAAAGCATTCTGGCTGTTACGTGATAGGTTAGCTTTATTTAATCTTCCATAGAAGTCATTGAGAATATTGTTTTCCGTATATAGTTTTACTGATTTCTGCATTATTGTCAACTCTTAATTCGATAATATTAATCGTAGCTTCAATATTATCCTTCCAGAAGTTAAGAAACCTAACAATTCTGGGATACGTAGGGTGGATATCGTCAGTAGCCCAATAAAACTCCTGTAGCAATGAGGCATAGTCAGGTAGATAGTATATAACCTTTATAGCTACAACAGTCTTAATAGGGATTACTATCATAAAGATACTCTTTACTGTATATAATAGTATATAGTTATACCATAAATAATTCCTATGTCAATAGATAATAGTATGTAATAGTAAGATACTTTAAATATAAGTATTTATACCATGTTTTACTGTCTATGTACATGGGGGTGTTGTAGTTTATGTGTCGCGCGAGGTGATTATTAAGGATGTGTTGCATATATGTCACGTAATCCTCTCTATACTCAGATCACTTATTTGTATATTGGTCTGGGTACTGTTGTATGCTAATCACTGCCGACTGTGGTTAACAGTGAAATACCTGATCTGTGGGCTAGTCCAAGATAATAACGCTGGGGGGTGGGGTGGCCCTCGCGCGCCCGTGCCTTCTAATTCCCTGCGACATCCCGCGAGCATCCTTTGATGCCATTGATCCCAGGAATGGCGGAAAGCCTAGGCTTGTCAGCGGGGTGAGCATCCCAAGTGATCACCGGGAGTGATTGTGAAACACTCTCGATTGAAAGTGAGGGGATTGGGTGGCGGTTTTTAAGCTTGGGTGTTCACTAGCAAACCATGCATAACGTATCCTCAATGATCACCTAAAATACCACACCCCATAAAAAGGCAACACGTTGTCCCTAGGCTAGGGGAAAACAATGTCACCCTGGTAGAAGGTCAACACTACTGACCTATCACACTATTACATAACAATATCAACACCTTATCCAAAAGTACCTATCATTTAGGGACTAATTATCAAAACGCTTTCCAATGATATCAATGACTTAGCTACACCACCCTTCATGCTTCACCCTTGATAGGTCAACAATGCTG